AAGCCAGCAACGAATTCCGCTATGATTCCTGGGGCTTTGCTAGTGAATTCAGGGATGGCGGTAGTTAGTCCACTTACGATACTATTTAGTATACTAGTACCAGTTTGCATAAGGCCCGGTAAGTTGTCAGTAAATGTCTGCATCAAACTTGTTACAATAGACCCGGCAGATGTAATAACGCTTGGCAATCCTTGCGCAAGTCCATTGCCCAAATTTATAAGAATTCCTAACCCAACATCTAACGCGCCTGGAATAATTTCTCCAAGAATTCCAAGCAGCATTGGCAACATATCGTTCATGGTGCTCATAAGACTAGGGATAGCGGCAGAAACTCCTCCGACAATTCCGAATATTAGATTTGTGCCAAACGATAACATATCCTCTAAAACAGGCGCAAGGCTCTTTCCAAGATTGCCTATTACAGCAGTAAGAACACCCATTCCTGTTTCTATCTTGCCTTCACTAAATAGCCCTATAACAAGTTTTAGTCCATCAGCAAATTTTGTTACCACAGGAATTACAGGTTGAATAGCAGATAACATAGAACTAAACATTGTACCAAAACCACCCGCTAAAGCGACTAACATTGGACTTAAAGAAGTCGCTAGTCCTGCAAATGTGTCCGTAAAATCTGCTAGTGTGGGTAAAAACGCTACGCCTAATTCATTTTTAAGATTTGTAATAGTAGCCTGAAATCTTTGAATAGACGCAGCAGCAGAGTCTTGCACATCAGGAATAGCCTTAGTGTTCTCTGCTAACTTCTGCATTGTCATATTCCATATAGCTACAGATTGCTCTTGTTTTGTAAGCGAATCGGCAGATTTTCCAATCGATTCTGCGTACGCTTCATACGCTTCAGTAGCTTTAATCTGAACACCCATATTGTCCAAAATTCTAGGAGACGCACGTCCTACACCAACAACAAGACTATTCATCAAATATTCCATAGAAGTACCAGTTGACATAGATACTTTTTGAAGGTATTCCATAGCTGTCGGTAATTGTGTAGCAATTGTGGGACTAATAAGCATAGCTGCTTGGTTAAAATTCCTCATCATATCTGCGGCAGAAATCATACCACCTGAAGCAGCAGTTAGTTCAGAAAGCATAGTTTCGCCAGATTTGCCTGCAGATATTGATATTCGATTAAAGCCTTCTTCAATAGTTGGTAGAAACGCGGCATCTTTAGCAAAACTTGTAAGCGCTGTTCCTGCAGCTGTAATTCCAGCAACTGCAGTTCCTGCAACAAGACCGAAGGCCCCAAATCCTGCTAATGCTGTAGCACCTATAGCGGAAGTTGCAATGTCAGCTGCAGTAACACCAGCTTTCAATAGACCAATACTATTTACAGCATCACTACAACCCTTTGCAAAATTTGTTGCGTCTAAACCGAGACTAACAACTAACTCACCTACGTCTGCCATAAGTAGTTTCTCCGCCGTGCATAGCATTCATAGTTTTTGCAAAACCTATAGCGTCGTCCGCTGTCTCGTCAAACTTTGGGAAGAACTCTTTAGCAGATACTGCTTTAGAACCCTTTTTTCTATTAATATTAACTAGTGTGGCAGAAGTTTGAGCGTGTCCTAAGTAGTCGGCTTCAAACCCAAATGGTTCCATTCCATAAAATGCCAACCATTCGGATAATTCTTTACTAGATACTCTGCTCAACAATTCTGCCACGGTCATCCCTAGTTTTAGCGCTAACCGGAAATAAAAGCGCCGGTTGCCCCGCTGCCTTAATTTTTTTCTAACGAGCTCACTTCTTCTTTAGAAAGACCACTTAGCCGTTGGGCTACATCGAAAACTTTCTGCAGCGCAAGGGCGGACTTTTTCCCTAACTCGATGATATCCGAATCTTCGAACAAACGATTACCTTCTTCATCACACGCGGTTAGTGAAACGAGCTTTGCTCGCACATTCGCCATATTGATTTTTTGTGAGGAGCCTCTAATATCTACAACAGAAGCCTCGAACGAATCACGTTCTGCGCCGGTCATTCCACGCACAAAAACGTACCCGCCCCATTCAGGCACGTCTACTTTCTCAATTTGAAGGTCTTTAATTCCTAAAATCTGATCTTTTGTAAGCATATATCTCCTTTACGTAATAGAAATAGCACCTGTAGGTTTAAGTGTTACAGACGCTGTAAGCGCGCCATCAACAGGCATTGAAGGTTCAAATGCCGTCACATAGCAACTAGTGAACGTCCATGTAGCAGCCGGAGTAGTCGGAAATACGATCGAATAGGTAGTCGCAGTTCTAGTAGTAAGATCGTGAAGCAAACCGCCAGACGCATTCTTATGCGTCGCAGCGTTTGGATCGTAAACGATATCTATAGTGATTTCGCCAGAACGAAGAATCGTCGGCACAACCTCTTCCCACGCCGTAGCACTGTCGTGTTCAGTAACATCAACGGTGTCAAGAGAAATACCAGGACCACTAATATTTGTAACCTGAGCAATCTCTACGGCTCCCCGCTTAAGAGCGGTACCCCAAGCAGCATATTTAGTCATATCAAATCTCCTATATTATGGCGTATAATTGCTTGTTAGCACAGGAACGCCGGTTATTTTAAGGGTGCAACTAGCAGTTAGTGCACCGTCTACAGCCATAGAAGGCTCAAATCCAATTACATAAGCGTCAAATGTCCATTCTGTATATGCAGAATCTGGGAACTGAAGTTCAAAACTTTCATAACTTCTGCCAACCAAATTCGCAAGAATATCTGCATGTGTAGCTTCTGCAGGGTCAAACACAAGATCCAAGGTCATTTCGCCCTGACGCAGAATAGTCACTGCCACTTCTTCCCACGCCGACGTTTGGTCGTGAGAAGTAACATCAACAGTGTCTAATGATAGCCCAGGACCTCCAATATTTGTTACAGCAGCAATTTCTGTTCCGTCCATTAGAAGGGCGGTTCCAAACGCAGCGAACTTTGTCATGTATCACCTCACTCATTATGACTAAATTTGTAATCTACCATAGTATAATACAAATCTAAATCGGCTTCAATAATATCTATTTCACTTTCAGGCAATATAGCGTAGATGCTAACTTTAGTTGTAGTACCTACTTCTGCTTGATAACCTAAGAACGCTTTTCTAACTGCAGCAGACATTTGTTTACAAACATCTATTGAGTTTGCGTATAAATTAAATTGAAATCTGGGATTTGAAAGCCCAGTGGATGTTTGGTCGTGAGTAATAAGTCTATACGTAGAAACACGATGATATGTTATAGCTGGAAGAGTAGCATTTTGCGGCAATCTAAACGCGTACACGCGTGTACCAACTAGAGCAGCGACGTCCGCGCTATTCTTCAATATAGACGTAATCGCTTTTTCTATTTCCAGTACAGCCATTTTACACCGAGTCCATGTACGCTTGTATTACGCTACTCATTGATTCAATTATATCACTCTTGTGCTCATCAAGCGCGGGTCTTATAAATGGTCTAGCAGGTATAACCACCATTTTAGCAAATCTCATCACGCCGTCTTCGCCTACCCACGAAAGCGTGTGCGCTCTTTTAGGTGTGATTACACCGCCGTATTCGTGTATTTTATTGTATACAAGCCCATAAGAACCAGCTCTTACATAACCAGCGCGAGTAACCACCACTCTCAACGACTCTAATAAATTACCAGATCTCTGAGTAAAATTTGCCGACACGTTGTCTCTCGCAAAACTAACAAGAGTTTCTCCTCCAGCTTTCGCAGCTTTAGTAGCTAAGGTAGTAGGAACTTCAGCACCCATTTTATTGAGTTTAGCAATGAGTTCTTCAGCGCCAGTTATTCGAACACTAACTGCCATTATAACTCCAACATTCTCAATCTGACAATATACGCTGATACGCCTACAATAACAATAGTAACTATATCAAACATTTTAGTATACGAAGAATCGCCGCGAAGATTAACTACTTCTATTCTATCTCTAAGATCTAGCACAGTTCCATATGGAATTCTAAGAATAGCATCATAGCTAATAATAGTCATTGTGTCTAGTTCTTTTTCAATACCAAACCCCATATCTCTATGGCCAAACATTGAAAACCCAGCAATCATAGGAGTAGGGTCTTTTGTCCACGTTTCTACGATATCCCCGAAATCATCGAAAGAACTAGAATACACATGTCTATATACAGTTTCCATCATATGCGCTTCAGCAGCTTCGCGCATTTTAATCTTATCTATCTCAGACCAGTGAAGATTCGTAGTCATCGATATCATCCTTATAATATTTATCTTCATATCCTAAAGAATACACAGTAGTCATTGGATCTTGTTTCATCTTCAAATTATTCCCCTTAGATCTACTAGCAAAATAAGACGCTTGTTCCAAAGCCATCTTATGTTTCTGTTCTCTTTGAAACGTGCCGCCATCCGCATGAAAATCAAATTCATCGGAGACAGCAGAAGCTTTTTCAAGCCATATTTCGCTAGCAACTAGAAAAATATCGTACGTAGGAGTCCAATCACTATCTGTAGGATATAATCCATCTGCATCAACTGTAGGTTTATTCTCAATAGCTTCCATTAAATCAACATCAGTATATACCGTACTAGTTGATTCAGCTATCATTCGTCGCAGTCGTTTTACGTCACTATATGTAGCTGCCATAATTCTCCTTTAGCAGGCGGGAGTGATTACCCGCCTGCTAAATTAAGATGGTCACTCTAAGGAGTAGCGCCCGTAGTGGGTTTCAACACTGAGAATGGATAGCGCGTGGACTCATTATCATTCACAGGATTGATTGGGTTAGGAAGCGCCCAACCCCACCGCATATAGCAGCGCAAAGCGACCATGTCTTGCTGAGCAAGGTTATAGATAATAGCACCGGTAGTAGGATCTTGAATTACTGCCTGGTCTAAAATCTTGTAAGTAAGATCTGTACGGAATGCATACACCAACTTGTTCCAATCACCACAAATCATCAACGATTCTGTAGGATCGTACGCGCCGTTCAGAGGGAAATAAGTAGGTAGACCATCGATGGTATAAGGAGCAGAGTCGGGGCTCATGCCAGTCATAGCAGGGCGGAACAATGGCAATCCACTACCAGTGTCGCGCAAACCACGCAACATACCGCGCATTTGAATACCAGCAACGAAACCATTTGGCATATAGCCATCAAGTTCTACGTGAGAGATCAACCCTGGAGTAGTTGTAGCAGCATCATACCCCATAATATCATCATATAAGTCACCAACATCGCCAAGTTCTAGCACATTGCCAGCGTTATTAGCACCAAGCACAATGTCATCTGGCCAGTTAGCAGGAGCATTCACCCCATGCAAAACGGCAGCATCAATAACAGAACCGAACGCTTGGCCAATGTACGGCTTAATCTCGCCAAAAATATCGTACGCAGCATCTTGCAATGTGCTAATAGCGATCGGAACAATACAAGCAATTTCTTCGGCGTACAAATAGACGTTCTTCCACTCTGCGCCAGTTGTCTCTTTAAAGCCAAGAGAATTTTCTGCCGAAGGGGATACTTCCCCAGGAACACCATCTACAAAGTAAGCTAAAGGAAGAGCACTCATAACAGGAATACGCCGTTGGCCAGCAGAAAGATTAGCGAGGCGTCGTCCTAAACGCAATACCACGGAGTTCTCTACTGTGGATTTGAAAATTTCACGAGAAGCATCCTCAGGAATAAGAGCTTCAGCTTCAGTTCTAGTAATCATAGTTATCTCCCAAACGCCGCGTTTCTAAGCGCGGAATTAATATCATTATCTAACGCACGTTTGCCAGTACTTCCAGCATCCGTGCTTCCAATCTTAAACAGTTCTGGAGCAATCTTTTTAAGGTCATCCCACTTTGGTGAACCGTCTTCTTTAAACAAATTTTCTACAGTTGCTAAAGCATAGGCCGCTTTAATATTTACACATTTGACATTAGATTGCCCGGCCTCTTCAGCAAATTTTGCGCGTCTTTCTACTTCTGCATACTTTTTATTTGTTTCTTCTAGCAGCCTAACTTTCTCAGCTAGTTCTTGCTCAAGAGCGGATCCTTTCTCAGCTTTTGGAAGCAATTCTTTTAGTTGCTTTTCTAAATCCTTTCTTCCAGAGCGCTCTTTTTCAAGAGCAGAGCTCAATCCATCAGTATGCTTTTTA